ATCTCTTGAGCTAATGCCGCCATGATTTCTGCTTCTACATCGATACCTTGTTGTGCTTGTGCATCTTGAGCCGCTTCAAAAGTCCATCTTGCAGATAGTTTTCTTGATTTAGCTTCAACAGGTTGTTTCAAGATTTGAATTGATAATCTTTTACCAGCAGTACCTTCTAAAGATGCTGTTGAAGCCGCTTTAGGAGTTGTGTTGTTGGTATTACCAGAGTATGCTTTCGCAATCTTGAATGGAGATAATGCTTCTTCGCCAGCAGTTGTGTTACTTGCTACGCCGTCTGCATATCTTATTCTTAATGTGTGGATCTGTCCTACTGGACCAGACATTGGTTGTACACCAACAATCTCGTTCGCAATAACAGTCGGCATTACCCGTCTAATTACTGGAAGGATCACACGGTTTAACGTTGCAACGTTACCAGCAGATGTGGCACCTGCAGTGGCTTGCTCAGACAAATATCTTTTTGTGTTTTCTAACACAACGTCCATTGTCTTTTTCTTGTTGCCTGCTAAACCTTCAGTTAATGCGGCTTTTGTTTCGCCCCATTTTGATTCAAATAATTCACTCATTATTCGTTTCCCCTTTTAGTTTGTTATATACCCGCTAATTTACGGATACTGTTAATGTCAGCATCTCCTCTAGTCTGTCTAACATCCGCTTTGTCGCCTGAAGACTCAGAAATAATTTTCTTTGCCTGTGCAACTGGTTTGTCATCCATAACTGCCGGAAGATACTTTTCGTATGCAGATTTTAGGTTTCCTGTTTGAACTGATTCTAACAGTTGACTCATAACATCTGCTTTTTCTTTACCTAGAGGTCTAAGTAAAGAGCCCATCGTTTCCTTACGTTCCATCAAATCGTTCGCAATAGAAATTTCTTTCTGCTTGGATTCAATCACCGCGTTCTTTTCTTCGATGGTTTTCTCTGCGTCTTTAAGTTTCAAAGTGCTTTCGTCAACAACTTTCATGAGTTTAGACGTTTCCGACTTCTCATTTAAGTATGATGCTTGGTACTCTGAAGCAAACGCTTCGAATATTTTCTTACCAAAGTTAATTTCTCTAGCATTTCCAATATCTTCTTTTAATTGATCAATTTCTTGACCTAATTTTTTGGAAACTGCAGATTCTACAACTTTAGCAGATCTCTTAATGAAAGTTTCTTTTAGTTTTGCCAATTGTGCTTTGGCTTCTTTCACTAGTTTGACTTTTGTTTCTACAACACTTTTTTTGTCTTCAGCAAATTCTTTAATTTCTGTAGCAAGAGCTTTTACTACAAACTCTTCTAATTTTTTAAAGTTTTCATGAACACCTTCTCTGTCAGTGTGTAATTCCTTAAGCTCATTAGTTAATTTGCTTAATACAAACTCTTCTAATTTGCCTGAGTGTTTGCCTACGTTTTCTTTGTAAGCAATTTTTTCTTGTGCAAGTGACTTTCTGTCCTCAACAAATTTGCTAATTTCTTCAGATAATTTTTCTGACATCATCTTATCAATGGCTTCCACCATGTTTCCTTTGTCATGCTCATATCTTTTAGCAAACTCTTCTCTGAGTTCAGCAGTTACTTGATCTCTGTTCTCTTTAACTTGCGAGTTCCATGCTTCTTCGATTGAAACTTTTGTTTCTTCTCCAATAACACCTGACTCAACTAGTTTTGATATTGCGTCGATCATTATTTTAGTCCTTTTATTACGTTGGTTATTGCATCCTTAAGATACCTTTGTGCTTTTTTGTCATTTCTAACTTCAGCCGCCATGCCCAATGCCTTGTTACCACCTCTTGAGTTCATCAAGTGTTCGTAAATTGGCGTTGGATAAGCACCTGGTGCCGAAGGTTGGGCCACAACATCTACAGTGATGATTTCAAAGTCTGACACTTGTCCGCCGCCGTATTCGGAAATGTTTCCACTTCCTCTAGAGCTAACTCCAAGTTTCACACCTGATTCCAACATTGTTCTGACAAGTTGACCCATTGGTGTCGGCAAAATTTTCATTTTGCCATATCCATTTGGACCTTCCATCCACATTTCAGTGATCATGTGAGATACTCGGTCCAAATTAATTTTTAAATCATCGGGATGATCTACTTCTCCAAGAACTGAATAACCAGAACCGATCTGA